TTAGGCAGATATTCATTGAGTTCCATGAAGGGATGAATGAGTGCTGCCACTTCACTTTTTCGATACCAAGCCCCTTCTTTTTCAATATCCCCATAGCCACCGACATTTTCCGGTTTCATGCCTGCCAGTTGCGCCGGTACGCCATGGCCAATAACAATGTCGTTGGCGCTGATATTTTTTACCCGCTCAAATTCATCCTTCTGTGAAATATCTCCCACTGGAATTATCTGTACGGCGTCCTTGTCTCCATTGGGAATGTTGATGTACATGCTTTTGAAGTTACCGGCACCCTTGCCACTTTCCACGGTTTGTTTTAATGCGGCCTCCACATCGGGTGTGATGCTTTTGTCATTTGTAAAAAGTATGTAACCCATGTGAGAACCATTTAAATAATAACGGCGGCGAAAAAGCGTGGCTTCTGAATTTAAAAATACATCCTGCATACAACCAATCCACTGGGGCACGCCGTAAATTGTTTGTCCGGTGTCATAATGGCTGGCCCTGGTGATTTCATGGCTGGTGTATTCGATGTGGTTGCCGTTCTTGCCCAGCATTTTATAACCCCCATTTTTGGCACTGCGCATATTTAAAGATGGCAGATGAATCATGCGGGTCATGTTACCGGCACGATTGAATAGGTTTTCAAAGTGGCAGTAGCCAAAGGTTTCTATGTCTTGGGCAGCACGGCGAAAGTCTCTGAGACTCACCAGGTTGGTTGCTTCAAAACAAATGGCCATCTGGTTCACTTTAAAGTTAATGCAACGCCTGTGGGTGCTGTTGGCCCGTGTGAGCGTGTCTAGCCCTCTGGGGCTAATGGGTGGGGTGTACACTTCTTGAAAAGGATCGTAGTTAACCGTTAATAACTCCAACAAGTTGTTGCTGGTGATGGGCTCTGGCGCACCAAAGGTAAAGTAACGGGTGCTTTTTTGTTCTTTGGTATTTTTAGCCATCTTTTTCGCCTATTGGGAAATATGATAGGTGCTGCCTTTGGCACCTAAACTGGTTAAGCCTTCATTGATGAGTGCGTGCATAATGGCCCAGGCCACATCGGCGTGGCCCACGTTGGCATCTCGTGTGGCCACATAGGTAATGGAGTTGCCAGTATTCTTGCGGGTAATGGCCAAGAATGCTGCGGGTATATCGGTATGGGTTTCATCCCAGACTATGCGGCTGGTACTGATTACGTCTTGCGCCTTTAAAACCAAACGGGTTTTGGTTTCTTGGCTGTAATAAATAGGCATTACACCAGGGTAAAACTCCTGCACCGCTTCAAATACAGCATGGCCTGGGCCGGTGGTGTCGATGCCGATGTGTTCCACATTGTATTTGCTGATTAATTCTTTAATGGTTTGTGCCTGGAATGCCCATGATTGTTTGTGCAGGATTATTTTTTGCAGCAATCTAAACTTGCCCCCTGGTTTAGTGGGTGGCGCCAATACCACGATGGCGGCGCTGTCTTGTAAGCGCGCGGGGTCGTAACCTATCCACACGCCTTTATTTTCGAATGGTCGTAAGGTATTGGGTTTAAAGTCGGGCCAGCGGGTATCGGGCTGGGCACAGTTAAGTAACTCGGCTAGGGTGAAGGCACTGTTTGAATCGTCTATGAATTGGCATTCATAAAGCTGAGCAAACGATTCTGGCGCGTTTTCAAGCTCCAACTGTTTTATATCAAACAGATTACAACCGGCGCCCATGGCATCGTGAATGGTGATCACCTGGCGGTAAATACCGTCTATGCCTTCATGGCCCTTTTGTAATTGCCTAGCCGTGGGCATCTTAAACAAGGGCAAGTTGGGCCTGAGTTTTTGTAGCTTCTTATATTTTTCCCCTGCCCATAATGCATAGGCGCCATGACTTTTGGTGCTAGGGGTAGAGAAGTAGGTCTTGCGCCAATGACTATGTGAAGCAATGCCACCGGCTAACCTTTCCAGTTTTTCAAAGTCTTTAATCCAGAAACATTCATCTATGTACAGGTTACCGGTGGGCCCTTGGGCGGTGCTTGAGTTGGTACTGAGAAAATACAGGGTGGCATCACCATGATCGGTTCTTATGGTGATTTGATCGGAGCCTTTTAGTTCTACCTCAAACCAGTCTTGTGCAAAGGACACTATGTAGGTTTTAAATAATCGTGACTGGGCCTTACTGGCAGACAAGAACGCCTGATTGCCACCGGTCATGATGGCATCGGCGAAGGCTTCGCGGGCACTGTAAAAGGTCCAACCTATTTGGCGGCTTTTTAATATAAAGCGGTTGCGTTTGTGGCGAGATTTCCAGGCTTGTACCTGGTAACCAAATAAGCCTTCTAAAAACTTCTTTTCTACTTCTTCTGGGGTAATGCCTCTGAAATCATTTTTGCCACGTTTACTGTTACGTGAACGCTTTTTACCTTCGGCCAATCTTTCAGGTTTTAACGGGCCTTCTTGCTGGGCCTTATGGGCACCGGCCAAAATTATTTGTTCACTGCCCTGGCTTTGAAGTTTTATTTCTTTGGCGCGAATCCCTTGCAGCCTTTCAATGGCATTCAGCTCTTTCTCACCAGGCACTTCAATATCCAGTAACGCCACCATACGCCGGTTAAGCGCTTCGATAACATCATCGGTTTTTATTAAATCCTTCCAGCTGTATTTATCTATCCATGAATAAATGGTGCGCCTAGGTACCTTGGTTTCCCGCTCTATGTCGGGAACCTTTGCCTGGCGTATCACCATCTTTTTAACGGTGTTAATTATTTCATCGCTGTAATTCATGGGGCTAGTTTATAGAGCAGAAAAATAAATATACGGGCTTTCACTTGTGGGAAATTGTGAAAAACCAAAACACAATTTTTCACAATTCAAAGGCTTTGAATGGCGTTAAAAATGGGCGCAAAGTTAAGTTCTTAACGAATTAGCCAGCAGCGGCATCCCATTTTTAGGAACTTATTAAATGCTTTATACGGATTTTGTCACCATAGGAACTGCCGGTGCCACAGTGGATGGCCGCGAGATTCAAGAGCAATGGTTAAAGGATGCCGCCGAGCAATACGACCCTGAAATTTACACTGCCAGTATTAATAGCGAACACCAATCCTGGTATGGAAGTTTAGGCACGGTACACGCGGTACGCCTTGGAAAAAACAAACAAGGCAAGACCACATTGGAAGCCCAACTGCGCCCCAATTACCGTTTGATTCAATTCAACATGGCCGGACAAAAACTGTTTACCAGCATGGAGATTGAACCCAAGTTTTCCGATACGGGAAAAGGGTACCTGGAAGGCCTAGCCGTGACCGATGACCCCGCCAGTCTCAGTACTACTATGTTGCAACTATTCAGTAAAAACAAAAGCGGCAAGGTATTAACAGAACCACAGGAATTTTCCCTGGGAATTGATAGTGAAGAATTAATGCCTGAAGCAGGGGAGGAAAAGCTGTTTAAAAAACTCCTTAACTTTCTTGGCAAGGGCAGCAAGCCAGAATTTAAAACAGAACCATTAAACCAGGAAGAAACCGAGATGACCCCAGAGCAATTTGCCACCCTTGAAGACCACATTAAAAACCAGGGGCAAGCGATGCAAACCCTGTCTACCACTATGACAACACTGGCCGAGAAATTCAGCCAAGCGCCGAATACTACACAAGTGCCCGCACAAGAGCCTGTGCAAGAACCTAACGAGCCGGAAGAAACCGAGCTGGTAAAGCTTTCCAATCAGGTAGAGAAGCTCACCAACCTAGTGAATGAAATGGGTGAGGAAAATCCGCCCAAATTTAACGGCCAAAACCCTGGGGATAACGAAGAACCAATCGTATTTGCCTAACCAACATTCATTCAGCAAAAAGAACAACAACTTAAAAAATTATAGGGGAATCGCTTATGCGTTCTAATACACGAAAACTTTACACCGCTCTCATGGCAGGCATGGCCACGGCTTACGGTGTGGACACTATGGCCCACCAATTCTCTGTGGATATTCCGCAGGAAACCACACTCAATGACAAGGTGCAGGAGTCCAGTGCCTTTCTGGACATGATTAACATGACTGGGGTGACGGATACCCAGGGCCAAGCCCTTGAGTTAGGGGTGGATGGTCTATTGGCCAAGCGCACCAATACCGATACCAATGATCGTTCCCCTGCGGATTTAGGTGGGCCCAGCGGATCCAAGTGGGCCACGGCCTTTACCGAATTTGATGTGGGCATTAAATACCAAACTCTGGATACCTGGGCACGTTATAAAGACTTTCACCAGCGATACATGAGAGCCGTATACAAGGCCATTGCTTTGAACCGTATGAGCATTGGTTTTAACGGTACTAGTGTGGCGGCGGAAACCGACCCTGGTAATAACCCCTTGGGCCAGGATGTGAACAAGGGTTGGCTACAAGTTCTTAAAGAGCAAAATCCAGAGCATTACATTGATGGCGCCAATATTTACCTGCACCCAGATATGCCAGAGGGGCAGGGCTACAAGACTTTAGATGGTTTGGTGGCCGATGTGTTTAACGCCATTCCCATAGAGCACCGCACCGGCCAAGAGGTGGCCATCATTGGTTCATCCCTGCTGGCATACGATTCAAACAAGGTTTACAACGACCACGGCACCACGCCCAGCGAGAAAAAAGACGTGGCACAGATGCTTAACAGCTATGGCGGCCTGCGTGCTTTGCAAATTCCCAAGTTCCCGACCATGGGCTTAATGGTTACCGACCCTAAAAACTTGCACCTGTATTTCCAGGAAAATGGTACTCGCCGCAGTACTGAGGAAGAAAGCAAGCGTAGCCGCATCGTCGATTACATTAGCTCAAACGACGCTTATGCAATTGGCAATGTAAAAGCCATTGCCGCAGTGGATGCCAGCAAGGTTATCTTGGGAATGCCAATTTAGTAATCAAGTAATTTTTAGCGGGCTTTAATTGAGCCCGCTCTTTTTACATGAGTGCATGATTTTAGTTTGTATCGTGTGTTGATCTAAAAAGCCAAACAGGAATTTTTAAAATGCTTTCACCCATACAAAAAGCCATGAAAGAAGCGCGGGAAAAAATCGCCGCTAATGAGCTAAAAGCCAAACACCAAAACGGCGAAGTTAAGGCAATTGAAAAAACCGCTGAAAACTACAGTGAATTTGAAGTGTTATGCCAGGCGGTTGAAAAAGACGTAATTGCCCTGGCTGCATTACCTTCCACTGAACGTGACAAAATGCGAAAAACATTAGTTGATCGTTATATGGGCCATGTTGAAGCCTATTTGGAAATAGATGGCGAGTATGCCAATCCAGTGCTGGCCCACATGGTGATGTGGCTATTGGACTTGGGCCGCATTGGCGAAGGTTTGGAACTGGGTGTGGTG